GAGGGAGACATATTTCAGGGTCTAGACTTCACTGCTGACTACGAAGTACCTAGTACAAACATCAACCTATACACTGAAGTCTCAACAGACGCAGACCTAGAGTTTGGTGACGTAACTGTAGGGGCTAAGTTTAGTTTCTGATGTGGTTAGCTATAGTAATGTTCTGTATGTCACCTACCAATTCAGCAACGTGTACTCTGACAGTCAACAATGAAAACTTATACAGAACTAGAGAAGAATGTCGTATAGAGATGCGTAGTATGGTAGATATGTTTACTTCAAGAGGTGTCTTTTCACAAGGAACGTGTGTAGAAATAGGAGTTTCAACATGAAGATAGTAAAATGGTTATGGAGATACTTAAAAAGAATAGGGTGCGCAATCTTAAATAAGAATTGTGGTCCTGACTGTAACTGTAAGGTAGGTTAGTATGGCGAGTCCTACACCTACAAAACCTGCTCTGTGGTCTAGAGCCAAGGCAGAAGCTAAGAAGAAGTTCAAGGTCTATCCTTCAGCATACGCAAATGCTTGGGCTGCTAAGTGGTACAAGTCTAAAGGTGGTGGTTGGAAAGGCAAGGACAACAGAGTAAAGAAGAAGAAGTAACATGGCTAAAGAAGGTCTAGGTAAATGGTTCAAAGAGGATTGGCGTGATGTCAAGACAGGTAAAAAGTGTGGAAGGTCAGGGAAGAAAGATAAGCGCAGAGGCTACCCTGCGTGTAGACCTAAAGCAGTTGCAGGAAAAATATCAAAGAGTGAAGCCAGAAAGAAAACAGGACCAAAGAGAGTCAAGTGGTCAGTGACAGCCTCTGGTAAGAAAAGAAAAAAGAAATAAAATAAACCCCCTTGGATTTCTCCTTGGGGGTTTTTTCTTTACTTGTGTGTATCAGTCCATCTCTTGCGTAGTCTATTGAGATACCAGATAGCTTTGTCTATATCTTCTAAACCATTCTTGTACTCGCAACGCCAGAGATACTTGAGAACATTGGCGGCATGTGGTGCTATACTACCAGACATGTTCTCAGTCATAGCTTCGATAGCTTGTATACATTCTATCCCACTATGGTTGTAGTGGACAGGGTTGTTGACTTGATCTGGACCGTTCTCACTACACTCACCGCATACACCATCATCATCTAACAACCTCTCACACCATTCACAATTAGCCATCCAATCTCCTATGCTGATATGTCTACAATCTCACATGACTCGCCAGTACATGCAAATGTTTGACTGGACTTAGTTGTGTCTTCTAACTCATACTCTGATAGCTTAGTCCAATCAATACTCTTAGGCATTGTCTTAGTAAGTTCTTTGTAATCATCTTTAGTACACTCTTGGTATGGTGCTTGCTGATAGATGTGATCATCGTATGGTAAGAAACTTACACCACTCATCTCATCGAAGTGTTCGTAAACAAACGCACCCACCTGAAACCATTCATCTTTCTTTACGTTGATTGTCACGCTAGGTTTGTGCTCACACCAATGACGTTGATACATCAACCACGTTTCTAACTGATCGATAGCTGACAAGTCAGATGTTACTACAGCATTGGTTGGTGCTTGTACTGGAAAGCTAAACACTGTAGTCTGATCTGGTTTGTAAACACATGGCTCACTTGGTATACCTTGATCTTTCATAAACTGAGTGAGAGGGTCTTTGTTGTCACCTCTTACTGTTCGTACATAGTAAGGACTATACCTAGCATGAATACCAGAAGAAGAGTCAACAAGTTGGGAGACAGTTCCCGATGGTTTGTTGCAACTTATAGCTGTACTACAGTTAATACCAAGGCGTTTAGACCACTCATCATTAGTAGCTACTGCAACTTCACGTAAATACTCAAGAGTCTTATCTAATCCTTTGTTCTTTAAAGTCATAAGTGGGTTGTCTTGGACTCCAGTTAATGACACACCAAGCAGTCGTTCTTCTTCTGTATTTCTCTGCCACACTTTACGCAAGTAGGGGAAGTTGGTGTATGTGGATTGTATAGTTCCCAGTATTGTTGCCAAACGGACTTTTCGCTCCAGATCGTCCACAGTATCCGTAGCCCTGACAACAACCTCTGTAAGATTACAGAACTGATACGGCCTAAGAATAATCTCACTACACGGATTAGTTCCGAAGTCGTAGTTAGGATCACGTCTGCCATTCTTCGCAGCTTGATTCTTACTTGCTTGCCTATTGAATACACCCCTCTCTCCACTTCCTGATTCTACTAGAGCCATCCACTCACGCATGAATGAAAGACTATCTGGTTTTTCTACGTATGCTACACTGTTGTTAGCTAAGTATCTGTGAGCAGGAAACTCTCCTGACTTAGCGTGTCGCATCTTATCATCTGATAGGTTAGACAGACTGATCATAGCACTACGTCTAACACCACCTACTACAACTACCTCACCTATCTTACACATGATGTCGTGTGCTTCGATACTTGATAGCTTACGTCCTTGTGCTTCTTTGAATACATGAACTACAAAGTTAAACAAGTCAACCAAAGGAGCAGGTCCACTAGCACGTCCACCAAACGTCTTCAGTCTAGCACCTGCAGGTCTTACCCTACTAACGTTCCACTTAGGAACCTCACCACTATAGAGGAGAGCAATAACTTGTCGAAGAGCTTTAGCCCACCCTTCCTTACTGTCCTTTACCACAATGGTAGTATCACTCTCGAAGAGTTCTGGTATCTCTGGAAGCTTAGAAACGAACTGCCTCTCGACACTGAACCCAACACCAGTACCACAGAGCAGAATAAACATAGCCTCATCGAAGGACTTAGGATCATCTACGGGTAGGTAACTACAGTTATATCCTGCAGTGTTGTCTCTATCCAATGCTACACCTGCAGTCATCATTGCTCTCATACTTGGCATGATCTCTAAGTTAAGTATAGCAAACATTATTTCATCTTTAGTATCTACATCTACTTTATTACCTACAACATTAAACATGTATCGATCTACTGTCTCACCCCATGTCTCACGTCTTTGTTCTTCATCCAACCACCTAGCGTAGCGTGATGTGTGAATGAATGCTTGGTAGTCTGTTGGAAGATAATTGCTCATCTTTCGTCACCATCCCCTTGTATAGTTCCACGTTCTTTACGATCATATAGTTTCTCTAGATTCTTCATAGCTACATCGTGTAGTTCTATGTTTAAATCTTTAGACAACATAGCTGCATACCACAAGACATCTCCTATCTCAGATGCAATAGCATTCTTATCTAGGTTATCATCTCGTAACATCTTCTTTACTTTGTTAGCTACCTCACCTGCTTCACCTGCTAGTCCAAGGGCAGGGTAGAGTACCTTGTGATTATGTTTATACATTGCAGTCTTAGCTGCAGCACTCTGATACTGACCAAGACTCATCATGTCTTTGTAAACTTCTTTGTAGTATTCCCAAGATTCACTTATCATATTCTAACTCCTCTTCTAGTATATCAAATGGCATGTCCTTGAAGAAGTAATCCCCCAAGTCTATGTCTCCTCTTTCAATCAACAAATCAAGAACAACGTTCTCTGTTATATCATTCTGTTCTAATAACTGTGCTAGTCCATAGCTTTCTATTAGTAAATCTAATTGCCCCTCGTAATCAAACATCCTTCCCCCCATAGAGTTTACGGATGGTGTTTAGTGAAATAAACTCAGGCTCATACACACCGTTCTCTAGTTCACGTTTTACTACAACACCCTTCCACCATTCATTGTTTGACTGTCCTGCCCATGATTCTTCAGAGCCTTTGAAACACCCTGCGACAAGCCCGATAATCGAATTAGGATGTGCAGAATCTTTGAAATACATACTACGTTTATGACTGTGACCACAAGTAGAACTGTGATTCCTGTTTTGTAGTAAGGTGTAAGCATGATGAACACCAGAGACAGGTGTGCCATAATTACCTGCACCAAAGAAATGAGCGTAAGATACGCCATCGTAATCAGCGATACTGGGGGCTGAATTACGGTACTCATGGTACTCATCGAACCATTGCTTCGTTTGAAGATGCCCGAAGGAAATCCCGTACTTCTCTCCCTGAAGTCTTGGATCATGGGCGATAGCTTTCTTGACTCTATTCTCATGGTTGCCCTCGAACCCTATCCAGTATGGACGCTTTCTTTTGTGATGTCTGAACTTCCAACGTAACCTCTCTTGTGAATCGTTGTAGTGGTTGATGTCACGTTCATAACCTTGAGACACTATTGCTTGAGGATACTTTGTATCAAAGCTATTCAAGCTACGCATGTCAGCACCATCACCTAAGTCTACAACGTAGTCTGGTTTCAAGTCGTAGATAAACGCACCTAGCCAATCAAATCTTTCATTGCTTGTTCCTGGATCAGCGTGAGCACATGTATAAACTAATACTGTTTTTCTTTTTCTAAGCATCATATAAATCGCTGTTCTCTATAACAACACCTTCTATAGTTCTATTCACTCTATTAGATTCTTCGTAAGCTTCATCAAAAGTACTGTATAACATTTCTGTTTCTTCTACCTTACCATTGAACTCAGATAAGTAAACAACACAGATAGGGTTATCTCCTGTAGTGTTATCAATTAGTTCAGGATACTCAAATGGTTCTCGAATAACTTTATGTAAAGTAAGTTTCATCTCTTTGGTTCCTTTAGCCATGCTTCAGGTATATACCTGTCAGCGTATTTAAAATCATACTTGTTACACCACATACCATACGTTGTTTTACTTCCTTTGTAAAGCTTTGATTTACTATTTGTAAACACAAACCGTATATCTAACTCAGGGTATTGGCTACGAACTGCTAGATGTTTGGCACGATCAGGAGATATAAACCTTCCTTTAGTTTCAATGATTATGCCGTTGTCTAATACAAAATCAGGAGTGTAAGTCTTAGTCTTTGGGTCTACCCATTTGATCTTTAGTTCTTCATAAGTAAAACCTATCCCTCTTTTCTTTAAGAACTTTGCAGTGTCTTGTTCTAGTCCTGATCTGTAACCTGCTCTCAATGCTCTCTGTCTTACTTTAACTTTCATCCATTGAAACCTCTGGCACTTTAGGTTCTGACCTTACATCTACTAAGAACACAGGACCATAGCTGTAGATAAACTTACGTGCTTCAGGCCAACACTTCTTCTTGAACTCACAGTAGCTGCACATCATTGGTAACTTAGAGTTAGGACTTGTCTTGGACTGAGGTACTTTCTGTTGACGCTCTGCAGTTAGATCACCTGATACAAGTTCTTTAGCATCAAGCATCTCCTGTTCTTTAGTCTTTAGTTCCTCAGTGAAGTCATAGACATCAAGACATATGTGACCATTCTGTTTGTCGATAACTAGGAAAGCACCTTGCGTTTTGTTAGTAACCTTATCATCGTCCTTACCTGCATAGACGTAGCTACTTAACTGACTGATGTACCCAAAAGGATCATCATTACGCAAAGTACCTTCCTTGAACTTCTTGAAGGCGTATGGACTACAAGACTTGACATCAACAGTCATGCCATCAATCACCGCATCACGATGTCCTTTGATACCATGCACGTCTAGTCTGTCTTGTTGTCCTTTTACATCATGCCCTGCAGCTATAGCCATAGTTAACGCAAGCTCTTCTATCATGTCACCATAAAAGAACTTTAGTAATGCGTTATACTCTAAAGGTATAGCTTCTTCAGGTGTGTTTACTTTGTACCATAGTTTCCTTTTACATGGTGTTCCAATAGAAGATAGAGACAGGTAGCCTCTTGATTCTTGCGGTTTACTGAATCGCTTGTTAGCTACAAGAGCAATGTTGGAGCCTAGAATAGAACCTTGTGTTCCAGACCACTCACCTTGACCCTTGATAACCTCTTGCATGTCAGCAATTAGTGTATCAATGGTTTTCATTTAGAATCCTACTGCTTCGTTCTCTTTGACGTACTCTTCTAGTTCAAGAACTTTAACACCAACTAAACTGGTACGACTGTACTGTTGACCATCACTTCCAGTAAAGGTTGTGATTAAATTAGTGCACTCAGCAAGAGTTCCATTACCGATTACACCCATGTCTTCAGTCCAAATGTTATCATCCTTGTCTGTAACCTTCGGTGCTCCACCTGCTTGTGGAATCTCAGTACCATCCTTCTTGATAACTTTATGTGGACGTACAAACTTGACTACAATCTCACCATCAATCATACGGTTCTGGTTAGGTTGCTTCTGAGAACCTGAATCTTTGAGAGACTTCATACCCTCTTTATCCAAGATTTGATTAACAGTGTAAGCACCTTCGGACTTCTCGTATGCTCCACCGTACCCTGTTAGATCACGATTCTCTTCGTTGAGTCGAGGCCATTCGATTTGACCTACAGTTTTTACTTCTTTGTATATTGTCTTAGGCATGGGTTATCCTTCCTTTTTACTAAAGCCATACTTATATATTAATATATTATTCTATTGGTGTCAAGTACTAATGTGTATCTTTCCAAGATTTTCCTATCGAAGATTCACCTTCTAGTGGACACATGATTCCTAGATGTAAACCTGCCCACTTGATTGCGTCACGTTGTATCTCTCCTAGTCTTTCAGCAACATCTAAACCACCTCTCACTTGTGTTTGCCATTCGTCATGTACCCAAGTACATATCTTGTAGTCTATCTTTTCTCTTTCTGCTATCTCTCTCCATCGTCTTGTTGCGTATTTCATTACTAAAGTCTCACCGTTCTGCAACATACCTGCTAGTGTCTTGTGTTGGTTAGGTACAAAAACCTTGCGTCCATCGTATGCCTTGAAGTACCCACGTTCAGCTATGTCTGGTATCACTATGCTACGTAGTCTAGATAAACCTTCAATACTAGTAGTAAAGTTATGCACTGCTCTATTAGCTTCTCTTGCATTAGTCTTTAGTATCTGAGCAATCTTTTGTGTACCTGCTCCAAGTAAGAACGCATAGATAAAAGTCTTAGCCATGTCTCTTGTGATATTCTTTAGACCCAATGCCTTACGGTTGAGGTTATGTATGTCCGTATCTTCTTCTTTCTTTCCTTCGATAATCGCCTTAACGTACTGCTTACTCTCCATGATGTCAGCCAGTATCCGAAGTTGGATTCCTGAAGCATCCGTACCCACAAGATAGCAACCGTCAGGTGTTGTCCATAAATCTCTGAAGTCTCCATCATAATCTTTCTTCACTCTCTCTACTGCACTCTTCGGTTCACCATGAAAGACACTTGGTATGTTACCCATGTTCGGATGTCTGTGTGCCATGCGTCCTGTCCATGAACCAATGTGTAAAAACTGTCCGTGTATACAACTGTCATTGCTATTTGAGAAAGCCTGTATCCACTCAGCAAGTGTGCTTCTTCTTCCTTCCAGTGTTAACCATTCAGCTAAAGCTTGAGCACCTTCAGGGGCATCGTCAGGCAGTGTCTTGAGGTTCTCCTCAGATACAGTCCAACCATAGTAACCGTAGTGCTCTAGTTTTTCATTGTTGTCTTCTCGTATAGCTTTGATGTGTCCTTTCGTTTTATCTGTAGGTTTCCACCCTGCTTCCCATAGTCTCTCTACTCTGTGCTTTGTCGATCCAGGATTGAACGATACGTAGTCATAACACTCTAGCATATCCTCTTCTATCTTAGTCTCAGGAAACTCTTCGAGTGCTTTCTCTACGTTCTTAAACAAACCACCGTCTTCTTTGACTCTGTACTTGATAGTCTTTATTAACTCTAGTCTTGGTGGGAATGCTTGATGTATTCTCTCCTCTAGTTCTTGTAGTCTCTTAGTAATATCTAGGTGTAACTTATTTGCAACATCTATATTAAATTCAAACCCACCGTCATGCATTTCCTGACATATGATTGCTACATCATGCTCTAGTCTCATTGCTTGTGACCATGCCTGTGACATAACGTGTGGGGAAAAGTGATTGAATAATTTCTCTGTTACCTCTACATCTCTGTGACAATACTTTAACATCTCTGGAGTTAGGCCACCCTGAAAGTCTTTGAAATCATCTTTAGGGTAGCCTAGTTTTTCTCCCCATGTAGCCAACTTGTGTGATCCAATACCGAAGTCTATTAGCATAGAAACGACTAGCGTATCTACAACATTAGACATACTGATCACGTTACCTAAGTGTCTGTTGATTACAGGTGCATCGAAGTTAATAAAGTTATGCCCTACCCATCGTGTTACTTTCTTAGCGTAGTCCTTAAATCTAGTACGCTCTACTTCATCTTCATGTAGGTTAAGAAACTCATGTGTCTTACCTGTGTCTTTTTCTTTAACACAAATACACCACAACTTATCTGCGTTTAGATCGTTTGTTTCTATGTCTGCGAATACTATCATTAATTTTCCCTATCCAGTGTGTAACATCGTCAAACGGATTAGCTCCATCGTCCTCTATCCTCTGAGAGTTTAAAGGTTGCTTCGTTGAAGATGAGCTTTCCTGCGAACCCTGTCTTTCCTGCAGGTCTGTTCTTGACGAGTAAGAGCTTTGTCGTGTTCCTTTCATCACGATCCTCTGCCATCTTATCACGTTCTAGTTTAACTACAACAGATGCACGTTTTGCAATGGTTCTGCAATCTCGTACCTGTCCATCATCATTCTCATGGGCGATGGTTACGATACCCACATTAAGTTCTGAGGCTAGTCGAGACAGCTGCACTGACAAACCAGACAACCATTTCTCTACTGTCTCATCACCTTTACGTGAGTAAGCTAAGTCTTGTATTGGTTCAAAGAATACATAGCTTACACCACATGCTTCCCTAAAGTATCTTATCTTTTCTAAGATGTCCATAGGGTCTTCGTCAACAGCAATCTGAAACTGGTATAGTCTCTCATCTTTGGTTAGATCGATGATAGATTGCTTGACCTCTTCTTCCATGTCGTGTTCTTGTATTAAATCTTTACGTGTCAAGTTCATGTTTAGATCATAAGAAACTAAACCTAACACACTTCTTTTTTCTGTCTCTTCTAGGTGACATATCGCAATGGATATATCCTTGTGCTCAGTCAGTACGTGGTGTTCCAAGTACCGCATGAACTCAGTCTTACCTATACCTTCAGGTGCTTGAAACACAGTGAAGTGTCCTTGCATTAGACCCAAGGCTACATCATCAAAGGACTCAATGCCTGTTGATACAAAGATAGCATCGTCTTGTTTCTCGAACAACTCAAGGAACTGTTCAGGTGTACTGCGAATGTTATCTGGTGTGTACCTCTTCGCATTGTAGAATGCTGCAGCGTAACTTGGTTTAGCATTCCCTTCAAGAAACTCATTAGCATCTTTGTACTTGTCGTGTATAATCTGATAAGTCTTCTTCGGGAAGAGTGCTCCTATCTTGGTAGCCAATGCCCTACCTGCCTCATCGTTATCTACTGACAACACAATCCTGTCGAAGCTATCAATCCATTCCTTTGACTTACCTTGCCAGAGTTTCTGGTTAGGTGTTGCGCTAGGAACAGACACACAAGGATACTTCTTGTCGAGCATTTGGAAAGCAGACATAGCATCTAGCTCACCTTCACATACAACTACAGACCTTGATGAACCTGCATTGAACTTGTCCATACCGAATAGTTCATCAGTCTTGAACCCCTTGTCTGTCTTGAAACTCTTCTCCTTTGTGTTGCGTACCTTTCTGAATCCTGATGGATACTTGTACACTTGATTGAAACCAAATGTCTGCACCCCGAAGAACTCCATTACATCTTTACGTACCCCACGATAAGTAACGTAATCACCAAGTCCTTCGATCTCTGTAGTCTTTAGTGTTCTTGTTATCTCTTCCAATGGATATTCATCCTTTGCCCATGACTTCAAGTTCATTCCTTTCATTGGGTATGTTCTCTCACAACTGTGACAGAAACCTGTCTTCTTCTCAGAATTAAAAGCAAAGGCATCTGAACTATCACACTCCACATGAGGACATGGTTTATGTGTTATCTCTTTAGCTATCATCATCTACAATCCCTTCTTAGAACATCGGGTTCATCAGGCTGAATGTATCATACCATGACGATCCTTCCAACGCTAACCACATACCTACTGGTACACCTAGTATAAATATCACACACACTAGGAATGCCCACCCTAATCCTTTTGTTGTACAGTACTGCTCACTCATCTATTATTCTCCATCAAAGCTTTCCAGGATTTAGGATACAGTGTGCTCATGTCCATACTAATTGAGTTAGCAACTAAACGTGTCTCCTCTTGTGCATCATCCCCTTGTCGTAGCTTACACATATCAAACCATGCGTCAAGACTACCAGACCAGTACCATTCTGTCATAGTACTCTGAGGCAACACCATACGTGCTTGCTCTGGTGCTACACCCTCTTCAAGTAATTGTTTGTACGCTTTGTTACACCACATAGTATGCTTCGCTAATGTGCTAATCATATTGTTTGATACTTCTACAACACCTCGACTACCTTGCTTCTTATCATCTGCACGTCCTCTCCATCGTGATACACTTACAGATGGATCAAAGTATTCAGGATCATTATCCACGTACCTACGACTTACCTCATTCCATCTTAGGAACTTATGTTTGACTAACTGTCTAGCTACAAACACTGGTGCTTTGACATGGAAGGTAGCAAAGCAATGTCCGAAAGGTGACATGTGTTTATGTCTTGCGAGGTACGATATAAGAATACCGTCACTCACCGTAAGTGTATTGTCTTCATCCCAATCACTCTTCTTGTTGAAGCTTACACGAGCAGAGTTTACTACAGTCAAGTCACTGCCCATACTATCTATTAAAGTTACATCAATCATTTTTATTACCCTTGAACCTGTGTTTGAAAAACAGAATCGTATTTATACCAGTGTTGATAGTAACCATGATTAGTATCCACCATTGCCACCATAACAACCCACCAACTTCTAACATTTCTAATCTCCATACTTATATATTAATACATTCTAGTCGATTTGTAAAGACTACTCTCGATATTTTTCTTTTATGTTGACAATCTTTTTTATTTCATCCTCTTCGTTTATCCTAAATATCCTTTCGAGATCATCTCTTCCAAAGGTACTGTAGGCTGTTTTGTTTATATCATCTTTACAGTCAACACAATAGTACCTATTCATTCTCTTGTCAGAAAAGGTTGCGTCTGCTCTATTACAACAATAACATCTCATGTCTCTATCCTTTAAGTATATTTGTTTAGAGTATTATTATACTTAAAACAATATTACTTTAAGTATAAGATAGGGTATCACAACTCAACTGATTTGTCAAGCTACCTCCTTTAAATTAAATATGAAAGCTTTCTTTATGTTCTCTAGCTCCTCGTTTTTTATGTGTAGGTTGAATATCTCCAAGTGGTTACGAGCCTCTCTTATGTTTAGTTTCTTTGTTAATACCTCAAGTGTACCGTCCTCCTTCTCTGCTACAATAACGTAAGAGTTAGGTAAATCCTGGGTGTCCATTCCGAATGTTGTTCTCATGTTCATTAAACTACCTTCAATGCGTATGCTATGCTTATTATTACAAATACAATCACCAATAATCTTCCACTCCAGATTGTTTGGTGCGGCGGCATCGGTATCGTCAAGAAAATAATCAATGCCGCTATCCAAATTAATACTTCCACTACATAAGCTCCCTGTACTCGTAGTTGTAATTAAACTCTGCATCTAATGAATGCCATGCTTGTTCGTATTCGTAATCCCAGTTAGTACCACCGTCTTCCATCTCACCTTCCGCAAGTATCCATGCCCAATGGTTTAAACTAGGCTCGTGGTCAAGTGGTAACTCCTCTTGAAAGTATACTTCATACATTACATCAACTCCTCTCTCTTGCATTCTCTGTAGTACTCGTACTCACCATCTAATTCGAACTCCCACCTCAAGTCTGATGGTATATCTGCGAACCACCAATCATCATCGTAGTCTATGTCGTATCTTTTGTCCTTACCATTATCAAATACACCGACAAAGATATGTGTGTCATTGTAGTACGAGGCTGATAGTCCTACACCTAACCTTTCCATTGCCGCCTCGTATGCAGTGATAGGTGGTGCGTCTTTAGTATCGAATGAGATATGTACCCACCAATCTCCCTCCTCTAATTCGGGTGGACTACACTCAATGCTGTAAGCTTCCCGACTTGTACCCCACATTTCTACTGCTTTCTCGTACTCCCATTCACCAATAGGATTAAGATATTCCAGTAAAGTACCATCATCACAGGCTTTTTCTATAGCTATTATGACTTCGATACCACCGCTAATAGTTAAGATATTCTGACATGTACTAGACATCATCTTCCTCCTTTCTCTGCGTTACATTTGGGAATGCATGGTATAACTTCCATCGGGTTTTCCGTAAGGCTCTTTCTGTAGATGCAAAACAGTCACCATCCATCTCAACTAGTTCGTTATCCCAATCGTGAAGAGCACTCCACAATTCTTTGAACGCATCCTGTTGTTTCATAGTTAGCTTGTCAAAAGATGTATTCAAGATATTATCTTTTCTTTCTTTCTCTGTCTTCCATTTCTTTTGACGTGCTTCTTCTTGTTTTGTTGGTATATATGGCATTAGTTTATTCTCCTTTTGATTATCTGTAAAACTACAAATACTGTATACACTTGTAATTCAATTAAGTAAATAGTCATTGTATTTATTTCTTCTTTGTGTA